ACTTCTCAGCTTTCTCCTTTAGCGGTTGCTTGCAGTCTTACAACTTCAGCATCGCGAACGAGGTGATCTATCGCGAGCTGGTGGGCTGCACGAAGGAAATCATGATCACAAACCGGGCACCTAGCGGCACGCTTGTGATTGAAGCTCCGACCATTGCGGCGAAGGACTTCTTTGCTGCAGCGACTGGCAGCTCAACTGGCAGCATCAGCTTTCAGCACGGCCAAACCGGCGGCAACATCTGCACAGTCACTACTGCGCAGTCTGACCTGGGCAACCTGACCTACAGCGACCAAGACGGCGTTCAAATGCTGAACATGCCGTTTATTGCAGTTCCGACCAATTCAGGGAATAATGAGCTTGGTATCGTTTACACCTGATCTGAATGGCGTTTGTTCTCAAGCAGTCGGACACCTACTCCTGGCCGATTGCATTTGATATTCCTGTCGATGGTGGCCGTATGCAACGGCAAACCTTCGACGGGGATTTTCGTCGGTTGAGTCAATCACGAATCACTGAGATCGGCCAGCAAATAAAAGCTGATGAAATTACTGATGCTGACCTAGCGGCTGAGGTGTTGATCGGCTGGTCTGGCGTGACTGATGCTGATGGTAAGGATGTGCCATTCAGCCAAAAGGCATTAGAGCAACTGCTGGACGTGCCAATGCTGGCTAGCGCTATTACGATTTCTTACTTTGAAAGCCTGCAGGGAGCTAAGCGAAAAAACTAATAGAGGCCGCTGAGCGTTGGGCAGGTGGTGGCGTCATTGACGAAACTGCCGATGACGCCGCGGCCTTTGGCATGGCACTACCTGAACTGCCTAAGCCACCAGAGGAGGACTTTGGAATCTGGGAGGAGAACTGGCAGGTGGTTGAGATGTTCTTGCGTGTGCAGACGCAATGGCGCACCACAATGAGCGGAGTGATCGGATTGGACTATGCAGCGGTCCAATGGTTGTTTAAGCTGTATGAGGTGGAAGACCAACGCACGCTGCTGGAGGACTTGCAAGTGATGGAGGCGGCGGCAATGTCGGCAATCAATAGCAAGGGGGCATAGCCATGAACTTTGACGCAGCGCTAAAAATCACCGCCAACGTGGTTGGTGAAAACAATATCCGCAAGCTCGGCAACTCCATGCAGGGGTTGGAGGGCAAAATCAAAAATGCGGGGCTTGCAAGCAACATCCTTTACACCGGCCTAAAAAGCCTTGCTGCAGTCGCCGTGACTGGTGGCGTCGTCGCATTGGCTAAAAGCGCCATTGACCTTGCAGACGATCTGCGCGACCTGTCACAGCGCACTGGGGTTGGCATTGAAACGCTGGGTCAATTCAAGGTTGCCGCCGAGCTGAGCGGCACCAGTTTGGAAGGGGTTGCAACGGGTCTTAAATTTTTAAACAAAAACATGGTCGCTGCGGCCACTGGCACGAAGGACGCAGCAGCAGCATTTAAGACAATCGGCGTTGCTACTACGGAAGCGGATGGCTCGCTACGCAAAGCGGACAAGGTGTTCCTGGACATAGCCGATAAGTTCCAAGGGATGCGCGATGGACCTGAAAAAGCTGCGCTAGCAATGAAAGTTCTTGGCAAGGCTGGAGCTGATTTAATTCCTGTCCTAAACCTTGGCAGCAAGGAGATCCAACGATTTGGCTTGGGTATTGGGCCAGATTTTGCAAACAAGGCTGACGCATTTAATGATTCGCTAGGGATCATGAAGGCACAGGCAACCGTTCTTACTGTGCAAATCGGCTCGGCCCTGCTGCCTGTCCTGAGCGGACTGGTAAACATAGTTGGGCAAGCCATCACTTTTGTGGGAAATCTTGCTGTTGAGTTTTACAACGCAATTGGCGGTGCGGCTGGTTTGAATCAAATTGCTGCAACCTTGATCAAAACTATGGTGGTGCTAGGTGCAGTCACTGCTGGCGTTTTTCTTGCAACTAATTTGACCACGTTTGCATCAGCTTTGCGCGGCGTTGTTGGTGTGATGCGCACAATGCTCACGCTAGAGCGAGCCATGCTGGTAATTGAAACAGCTCGGGTTGCAGTGGTCGGTCTTATCGCTGGTGTGAAATCAGGCAAAACACCGGCCAGCGCCATCATTGGTGGCGCTGCTGGCGGCATCTTGGCTGGTGGCGCGCTAATGCTTGGGCTTAGTAAATTGATTGACGGGATCACAAAGCAGATTGGTGATGGCTTGGGCAAGGCTTTTGCGATGCCAAACATCCCTGATGCTCTTATTGGCACCACGCCTGACTTAACGCAACTTGACACTTCTAAACTTAAGACCCCAAAGACCCCAAAAGTAAAAGAAGATATCAGTCCGGCAATGTTTAAGTTGGAACAGGATTTGATCCAAGCGCAAAAAGAAAGCAACCAGATCCAGCAAGCAGACATAAAACTTCAAATAGAGTACCTTAGGTATGAAGAAGAAAAAACAAAAACACGAAAAGGCTTGCTGGAGGTTCTAAAAGCTGAAAGAACATTTGCAGAAGAAATAGGTGAAATTGGCACAAAGGCTGGGCAAGAGGCTGCTGCGGATTTGATTAAACGTATGGAATTGCAGGAAAAGTATAATACAACTATTGAAGATCTCAGGATAAAGGCTGGGCTTGTAACTGGTGAAGAACTAAAGCAGCTCAACATTAAACGCGAGATCAAGCAAATTCTTGACACACTTCCTGGCGCAACGCAGGCAATGATTGATAAGGTTACAGAACTTGTTACAGCTGCTGCCAACTTAAAGAAAAGCTTTGGCCAAGCATTTGGCGAGGCCTTCCAAGCTGGCATCAAGTCAATGGGCGAGCTAGGAACAAACCTTGGATCCTCCTTTGCATCAGCATTTGATGGGATGGCCGATCAACTAACTGAATTTGTCACAACAGGTAAGGCTAGCTTTGGCGACTTTGCGCGTTCGGTGCTTAAAGATCTAAGCAATATCCTGATTAAGTTTGCATTGTTTTCAGCATTGAAAGCGGTTGTCCCTGCCGGTAGTGCTTTTGGCAAGTTTCTTGGTTTTGCTAATGGAGCTGCATTCGCCCAGAACGGCATCCAAGCATTCGCGCGCGGCGGCATTGTTAACAGCCCCACGCTGTTCCCCTTTGCTAAGGGGACCGGGCTTATGGGTGAAGCTGGTCCTGAAGCCATCATGCCCCTGCGCCGTGGCCGCGACGGCAACCTAGGCGTAATGAGCAGCGGTGGCGGCACCACCAACGTGGTTGTCAACGTTGACGCCTCTGGCAGCAGCGTAGAAGGCGATCAGCAGCAAGCTAAGGCACTTGGTAATGCCATCAGTGCCGCAGTACAATCGGAGCTGGTGAAGCAGAAACGTCCCGGAGGCTTGCTCGCATAATGGCTACCTTCAATGATGCCACCGTAGGCACTAGCACTGGCGGCACTACGCCTGACTTCAGGGCATCCAAGAAAAGCCAGCCTGCTGTGCGCAGTGTCCAGTTTGGTGACGGCTATCAGCAAAGAATTACGTTTGGCTTGAATCAAAACCCCAAAGAGTGGGACTTAACTTGGACTGCTAAGACAACAGCAGACGCCAATGCCATCGAGGCATTTTTTGATGCACGGGGCGGGCAGGAGTCTTTTGATTGGTCGCCGCTTGATGATGCAAGCCCATACAAATGGGTGGTAGCACGCTGGACGCGAACGTTTGACTACGCCAATATCAGCACAATCAACGCCACCTTCCGCGAAGTATTTGAACCCTGATGGCATACGCAGCCTGGGTAGCCAGTAACCCGTACACCGTTGGGCAGATTGCTCGCGCTACTACGGTGCAAGCGTCTGGCTTGGTGTTTCGCTGCACCGTTGCGGGCACCAGTGCTGCCACACAACCGGCATGGCCTACAGACATCGGTAGCACCATCGTTGATGGTGGCGTTACATGGGCAGCAATAAGTAGCGTCTATGAAGAGCTGTCAGTGCTGGCACCTAATGCCATCATTGAGTTGTTTGAGTTGCAGTTGGTTACAGCGTTACATGGCGCATCAACAACGTATTACTTCCACGCTGGTGTCAATGCGGCAGTGAGCGGCAATATTGTTTTTGATGGTGACACCTATGTACGGCTGCCGATTCAAGCAGAAGGCTTTGAGTACAGCAACAGTGGAACGCTGCCACGGCCTACGTTGACGGTGGCAAACCTAGGCGGGGAGATCAGCGCCTTGCTGCTGCTGGCTAATGCGTTCACGCCAGGCAATGACCTAGGTGGTGCTGTCATCACCCGTATCCGCACGTTAAAGAAATACCTAGATGGTGAAGCTGCGGCTGATCCTAATGCTCGCTTCCCCGCTGAGATCTGGTACATCGACCGTAAGTCAGCAGAAACCCGTGATGTTGTGCAATGGGAACTAGCAAGCAAGTTTGACTTAGCTGGAACGCTGATGCCAAAGCGGCAACTAATCGCCAACATCTGCCAGTGGGAATATCGCTCAGCAGAGTGCAGCTACACCGGCAGCAACTACTTTGACGTAAACAACAACGTGGTTGGAACACTTGCAGCAGACCGTTGCGGCAAGCGGCTTAGCAGTTGCAAGCTACGGTTTGGGGATACAAACCCATTGCCTTTTGGCAGCTTCCCCGGCGCAGGGCTAACGCAATGAACCTGACGGACAAGCTCCAGGCTGAAATCATGGCACATGCCAAGGCAGAAGACCCCCGCGAGTGCTGCGGGTTGATTGCTGTTGTCAAAGGTCGCAGGCGGTATTTTCCCTGCGCGAATGGTGCAGCCACACCAGATGAGCATTTTGTGCTCGACCCAGCAGACTACGCCGACGTTGAAGATCAAGGCGAGATCGTAGCGGTGGTGCATAGCCACCCCGTAACACCACCGCAGCCATCGGTAGCTGATCAGGTGAGTTGCAACGCAACTGGGCTGCCGTGGGTGATCGTCAACCCTAAAACTGAGATGTGGGACACCTGCACCCCAAAGGATTTTGAGTTGCCGTATGTCGGACGCGAGTTTGCATTTGGCGTAGTGGATTGCTACGCGCTGGTGCGTGACTGGTATCGGCGTGAGTTTGGGCTGGTGTTGGCTGACTTTGCTAGGCGTGATCGCTTTTGGGAACGCGGCGAGAACCTCTACCTAGACAGCTACAAAAGTCAAGGGTTTCATAAGGTGCCATTTGATGAGCTGCAATATGGCGATTTGTTGTTCATGCACCTAGATGCAAGCCTGCCAAACCATGCTGCCATTTACGTTGGCGACCAGCAGATCCTGCATCACGTTCAGGGACGGCTATCAAGCCGAGACGTGCTTGGCGGTTATTATGTGAAAAATACGGCAATGGTCGTAAGACATGAAAGTCGTTAAGGTCTACGGCCCGCTGCGTAAGTACCTCGGGCAGTGCCGGTTTGAATTTGTAGCGGACACCCCAGCGCAAGCAATGAAGGCATTGTGCGTGAACTTTCCTGGCTTGGTGCAGTGGCTGCTGGATCGTGAGGCAGAGGGCATGGCATTTCGCGTCACCCGTGGCCGCGACAAGATCACAAATGAAGCACCTGAGGGGCTGGTGCTGCCGTGGTCTGAACGTGAAGTATTCAGCATTGCGCCCGTAATTGTTGGTGCAGGCCGTGGCATTGGAAGAATCCTTGCTGGTATTGGATTGGTTGCGCTTGCTTTCGTAACTTATGGGGGAAGCCTTGCGCTTGGAGCGAGTGGCTTAGTTGTTAAGGCGGGTTTGACAGGCTTTGCTGCTTTGGGCGCTGGCGCAGCAGCAGCAGCGGGAACTCTAGGTATAGGCTTAATTATAGGCGGCGTAGCGGAAATGATTTCGCCCATGCCTAGCTTAGGCTTCAACAGTGGCAAAGAAGCTGCACGGCTTGAGTCATTTTCGTTTAGCGGAATTGTCAACACCAGTAAGCAAGGAATGGCAGTACCTGTTTGTTATGGCCGTGCATTTGTTGGCTCTGCTGTAATCTCTAGCGGCCTTGATGTAGATCAGGTAGCAGTATGACCCGCATCATTGGCGCAGGTGGTGGTGGTGGTGGGAAAGGTGGCGGTGGCAGTCAAAGTGCTCCAATAGAAGCTGATGACTCGCTGCAATCCATA